GTCATTTTCTTATGTAAAGTTGTTATCAGTCCGTTAATAATAGACCCTTTATGTAATCCATTTTTTTCCATGTTAAAGGATTTCATACAACTCCAAGAACAAAATTGACCCATTGTTAAATAATTATTTGACTTTGGTTCAACTTTATAAGGCATATGCAAAACTTCTCCATCCCACGGATGGCAGCACCACCAACAAAGTGTATGATCCATATTAAAGATAAAGAACTTTAAATCTTTAAATGATTCTAAGTATTGATGTGGGAATTCGAAATTTGGCAATGTGCCTTATAGATGAAAACACCAATTCTATAAAACAGTGGGATGTGTCGGGGATACCACCAGAACACGAAGACGGCCTTTATCCGTGTTTTAGAAAACACCTTGATGAGAAACCGTGGGTTCTCGATTCAACAACAATTTTAATTGAAAAACAACCCGGACAAAATAAAAAGATGAAGAGTGTAGAAAATTTCCTACATGCATATTTCGTAATAAAGCTACCAGAATCCGAAACAATCATTTACGATGCCAGACATAAAGTACCAGATGTGTCCGGGACGGGTAAAACGAAATACAGACAAAGAAAGCAAACCGCAATCACTCGATGTGGTGAATTTTTAGAAAAGGATACCGTAAATTCTTCATGGATACCACATTTTAAAAATTCAAAGAAAAAGGATGACCTCGCGGATACAGTTCTACAAGCTCTGAGTTTCATAAATAGAGTAGAACCCAAGAAAAAGAAGGAAACGAAAAAGAAAAAAATCACAGCTCGGAAACCAACCGAACACCAGAAGAATACGAAATATTCGAAATCAAATCTCGCATGGTTCTATAAAAATCATACAAAAAGTGAATTGGAAAAAAATAAAAGATTTCAAAAGGATCTCAAAAGATATTATTCAAGTATTTCAGAATTTGAAAAAGATATTATTAAGTAAATATTAGAAATGGAAGACGAGATTGAAATTTTAGAAGAAACTTTAAAAATAAAAGAAAATGAAATAAAATGGATACACATGCGTTTGAACCAACTTAAACAAATAAGAAACAATACTAGTAAAGATGAACTTCAATTGCAAAATACACAAACCTCTCACAACAAGAAATAATAAAAAATATTTAGAACTTACTTTAACTGAAAAGGATTCTAAAAAGGTTCTCAATGAACATTCACAAACAAAAAATCTTATTCAAAATTCTAAAATTAAGGATCCACTTGATGGAAATGTTCTTGAAGTAAAGGTACCTTTTAGATATCGAAAGGTAACATGCAACGTCGAAGGAAATAAGACCATCCATGAACTAAAAGAGAATGACCAAGTAACTGTTACCTTAAAATACTGTGGTGTCTGGAATATAGGTGAATATTCTGGGTTTGCATGGAGACTTGATAAATTAGTCAATTAAATCCAACCACCAAGGAAGGCTTTCACTTTCAATAAACTTTTTTTCAATAGTAGAAATAATTTCTTCAACTTCTTTTGAATATCCACAATTCAAAAGAAGTTTATTTTTATAACACTCAATAATAGAAATTTTATTACAATGTTCTGAAAATTTTTGTATAAGTCTTTCATTCCTCGTTGGGTTGCTCTCAGTCTGGAATAACATCTATAACCTCTGTGTTGTCTATAACAATATCAGGTTCTTTTTTTATTTGTATTATTTCTACACCGAGACCTTTTAGTTCTGTGAATACTCGCAGGGTTCCTTCAAGGCGAAGAATTTCCTTTTCAATTTCATTCTTTTGTTGAATAAGAGTTTCTATATTCTTTTTTTGAATGTTAATATTTTCTAAAACAGATAGAGAATTCATAGTATTATTATAATAAGTACACAAAATCTTTAATATGTTATCGAGAACGGGATATATCATAGAAAATAATGATATGGAAGTCAAAAAGGAACTCACTGTAAGACCTCTTATAAATAATGAATTTGGATTTCCACCACCACCCTTTAAAGTTTTTAAACAGGCTAAGAAGAATATTCTATGTGTTCCTAGATTTTATGGATGTGAAAAATTTGGAATTCCTGAAAATGATAAAAGGCCAGAGCCAGCCAAATTATCAGATGGTGTAACTTTTAAAGGTAAACTTCGTGAAAAAACGTGCCAAATTGAGGCATTTACAAAAGGTGTCGAACAAGGGTACGGAGTTTTATCACTCCCGTGTGGGTATGGTAAAACGACCGTGGCACTGGCTATTGCATCACATTTAAAACTTCGTACTATGATAATTGTTCATAAAACATTTTTGGCAAACCAATGGAAAGAAAGAATTGAAGAATTTTGCCCAGGCGCCACAATTGGAATGGTACAGCAAAATAAAGTTGAAGTTGAGTGTGATTTTATCATAGCTCTTTTGCAATCACTTTCTCAAAGAGAATATGATCTTAATTATTTTGAAAATATTGGAACTGTTATAGTTGATGAAGCCCACCATATATGCGCACGGAGTTTTTCGCAATCCTTATTTAAAATTTGTCCAAAACATATTTACGGACTTTCCGCTACACCCGATAGGAAGGATGGCCTCACTAAAATTCTTCACTGGTTCATGGGTCCAACATTTTTCAGTGTTGAAAGAACTCAACAGAAGCAAGTTGAAGTCTTTACGATAAATTTCACATGTGATAGATTTAAGTTACCACCACCCACAATGAAGAATGGAAAACCATCTTTACCAGAAATGATTACAAATCTTACAGAACTTCCAGAACGAAATAAGATCTTAATAGATCTTGTTAAAAAGGCATCATCTGGCACAAGGCAACTTATTGTGTTGACTGACAGAAGAAATCATTGTGAATATCTCCATGGTGTTTTTCCAGAAACATCTGGAATTTACATGGGTGGAATGAAAAAGGAAGATTTAGAAGAATCAAGTAAGAAAAAAATTATTTTCGCAACATTTAGTCAGGCTCATGAAGGGCTTGACATACCCACCTTAGATTCACTTATACTCGCTACACCGAAATCGGACATCAAACAATCAATTGGGCGCATTATGAGAGAAACTTCAGGCAAGAAAAATAATCCACAAATTTGGGATATTAGAGACCAGTGGGATTTCTTGTCTATGATGTACAACAAAAGAAGAAAGATTTACAGAGAAGGTGGATTTATAATCGATTCACAAGAACCCAAAGTTGAAAATAATTTTAAAGGAAAATGTTATATATAATATAACAAACAATGTCTGGTGCACTTGTTTATTTAATTTCAAAGGGAGCACAAGATGTCTACATTAATGATAAACTCAGTCGAACACATATGTTAAAGTATTCACGGTTCAAGAATTTTTCAGAATTCCCCGAGCAAATACTATTTAATAATGATGTGAAGAATAGGTCGACATCTATTATTCAAATAAATCGTTCAGGTGATTTATTGACACAATTGTGGTTGGAGGGTGATGATCTACTATCTAACCTAGCTGAGTGTGAATTTAGATTTTTGATTGGGGGACAACAAATAGATTTACAGACATTCGATTATATGGCTGATATCTGGCAAATTTACATGGCTGAAAATAATTCAAAAAGCAAAATTATTAATAATTTTGTTTCTAAAACGGATGATAATTTTTTTCCTTTACATTTCTTCTTTTGTGATAATCAAAAGTTTTTACCACTTATTGCACTTCAATACTATAATGTCGAAATACAAATCAAATGGGGACCAAATATTGAAAATGTTAATAATCTAAAAATGTTTGGAAATTATGTTTTACTTGATCAAGTGGAAAGAAATTATTTATCAAAAAATAGATTGGATTTTTTAATAACACAAGTTCAAAGACTTCCATTTACAAATGAAAAAAAATTTAATTTGAGAAGTTTGAACCATCCCGTCAAGGCTATATTTTTCGGTTTTGAATCAACAAATCCAGTTCCGTCCACTGACACGTGGACATTTGACGAAGCTTCTTTAACTTTAAATGAAAGTTTCGTATTTGAAAAAATGAAACCAAGTTTTTTCCATACTGTTCAATCATATTATTATACGGATAATGCCGTTGTCGGATTTGATAATACCTATAATACACCAGTATATACTAGATATTACATGTACAGTTTTGGAAATAAAGTGAATACATATTCAACATCCGGTACATGTAATTTTAGTAGAATTGGTAACGCTTTTCTTAACATAACAAATGCTGTAAATAGAACTTCTAAGAATATTAAGGTATACGCAGTAAATTATAACGTTTTAAGAATTCAGGATGGAATGGGTGCTCTTTTATTTAGTAATTAAGATTGCCCAATTGTACAAATTTGCCCAGTTTCAACATTACAATACATTAAACCATAATTTAATCCATTAATTGTTATAACATTTGATGTTGTACCACCAGAGCTCACATTTAATGAATGAATTGGTTTTATGTAGGTATTTGAAACATTGGATGTATTGAGTTCGGATCCGCTGGCATTTATAATTATAGAATTACTAACTATTGATGTTTTACCTGCTTTATAACCTATGGCAATTGATTCTGTACCTTGATTACTTTGTGCAGCATCGGAACCAATTGCAATTGCATGTTGCCCTTGATAGTCGGGTGCACATTCTCTACCTATGGCAACCGCTCCATAATGTTGATTTGTTTGCCCAGCTTTACGTCCTATTGCTATAGAACCAGGTTGGTTAGCATTATTAAATCCTTGGTCAGTCTCTCCCGCCCATTGACCGACAGCAACACACGAGTCTCTCTGTCTATACCGATCTGCCTGATAACCTAATCCAACAGCATACCAACCTCCAAATGTTGAATAACCCGTTTGCCCAGCTTGAAATCCCATATAAACTGTTCCTTCACCCATACGGCTGTACCCGGCTTGCCATCCAACAGCAACCGCTCTCAATCTTTGATATATTTGCCCAGACTCTGTAC